TCGTCATTTATTATATTTAGCCTGCAGTGTCAGTCTGGGGGTTAGGGCGGCACCTGGTATCAAAGGTATGATTTCTAAGAAAAAATAATGGGAGTATGCATGAAATGCGATTGCCCATGTCATTGCACGCAATCTTGCAATTGGTGTGGCTGTGTAGGATGCACTTGTAAAAATGAAAAAACTGACGAAGACAGTCCCACCGAAGAAGGGACCACAATCACAAGGGTTGAAAATCCCACCTAAAAATATACAAATAGTTAAGACAAAGAAAAAAGGACTTAACTATGAAACAAACGTATTTTAATATACCGGGTTGGTTCAACTACTCAGAAACTTATGATATTATTGTAGATAAAATACCTAATGATGGTGTTATTGTTGAAATAGGATCTTTCTTAGGTAGATCAACACATTATTTAGCTACTTCATTAATGAATGCAAATAAAGAAGAGGTAAAAATTTATTGCATAGATACTTTTGCAGGTTCATCAGAACATGCAAACATAAAATTACCAAAAGATTTTTCGTCAATATTTAGAGACAATCTAAAATTTTTCATAGGCAGAAATATGGTGCATGTTTTACAAGGTCGATCAGATGACTTAGCAATTTTAGAAAAAATAGATGAAGCTAGTGTAGATTTTATGATGATAGATGGAGCACATGAATATGACAATGTGAAAGATGATATAATAAATTGGTGGCCAAAACTTAAACCTGAGGGTGTTATGTTTGGTGACGATTACTCACTTAAATCAGTTGAACTTGCTGTCAAAGAAGGACTTGGAATGTGTAATCATAGAACCTATGGAGTAAATAAGGGTTTTGAACAGACATGGTATTGTGCAAAAGACGGTGAAAATATGATTTACGAAAAAAAAATACCAGGAGTTAATACTCTTATATGAGTGATTACATACTTTACAATTATCGAAAAGAACTAAAAAAAATAAAAGAAAACCTCATAGAATCTTTATCACAAGGGGTTGAAAACTATGAAGAATATAAGTATATTCTTGGTAAGATACATATGCTTGACATATGCCAACAGGAGCTTTCTCGCCTGCTGGAAAAACAGGAGAAACTAGATGACTAAAACATTATATGTACCAGATCATATAAAAACAAAATTTGATAACCCCAAAGAGGCTGCAAAGCCAGATAAAAAAGAATTAGAAAAACTTCCAAAACCTGTTGGTTGGCGTATTTTGGTTTTACCTTTTAAAGCAAAGGATAAAACTAAAGGCGGTATTTTACTTACAGATAAAACAATGGAAGAATCACAATTGACTGCAACAGTCGCTATGGTATTAGCCGTTGGTGATGATGCATATCAAGATAAAGAAAAGTTTCCCAATGGACCTTGGTGTAAACAAGGTGATTGGGTCGTGTTTGGCAGATACGCTGGTTCAAGAATCAGGATTGAAGGAGGAGAGGTTAGATTATTAAATGATGACGAAATACTCGGCACAGTTGATGATCCGGCAGATATATTAACAATACTATAACATGGAGGAACCATGCAAACAGAACTTAAAACTGCAAAAGATGATAAGCTAGTCGATCTTGATGTTTCAGGAGAGGGTGCAGAAATCGAGTTAGAAGATAAGTCACACGGCACAGTCAAACCAGATAAATACGAAGATGTAAAAACCGAAGAGGTAGAACCTCTTGCTCCTAAAGTTGAGGTTGCTGAAGAAAAGCAGTCTGAGGAGATGGATCAATATTCTGATAAAGTAAAAAAAAGAATAGATAAATTAACATACAAAATTAGAGAAGCTGAGAGAGAAAAAGATGCTGCTTTGCAATACGCACAAAACGTTCAAAAAGAATTAGCTGACGCTAAAAAGAAAACTTTTGATATTGACAAAGGATATATGTCAGAAAGTGAAGTGCGTAATAGAATGGCTGCGGATTTAGCTAAGGAAAATTTAATTAGAGCTAGAGAGGCAGGCGACTATGCAAAAGAAGAAGAAGCAAGACAGGCATTAACTAAATTAGATCTTGAGGCAGAAAGAATTAGAGTAACAAAAAATAAAAAAGAGCGTGAGTATGAAGATTTTGAAAAAGAGATGCAACAAGAGCAACAAAACATACAAAATCAACCAAGACCACAGCCATCTCAAAAGGCAATAGATTGGGCTGCTAAAAATACTTGGTTTAGACAAGATGAAGAAATGACAGATTACGCTCAACGTATACATCGAGGTTTAGTGGCAGAAGGATTTGACACAGAATCAGATGATTACTATAATGAATTAACTGTTAGAGTTAAAAACAAGTTTCCAGAGTCCTTTAAGGATGAGGATCAGGCTACCAGAAGCACTAAGATCGCCCAACCAGTCGCTTCTGCATCAAGGTCTGCAACCACAGGGCGCAAATCTGTTAGGTTAAGTCCTAGTCAGGTAAAAATAGCAAACAAGCTTGGAGTTCCTCTAAGTGAGTATGCTAAGTACGTTTAGGAGGTACACATGACAGATAAAAAAACACCAAGAAGTGCACAAACAAGGGCAACTGAGGAGCGAAGAAAACCTTGGTCGCCACCGTCTCAATTAGACGCACCACCATGTCCTGATGGATATAAGCAACGATGGCTTCGTCTTCGTGTAAATGGGGCAGATGATACTAAAAATATCAATGCCAGACTCAGAGAAGGCTGGGAGTTAGTGAGAGCTGACGAACATACCCAAGGTGTCTACTCTGCTTACAACGGAAGTATCAAAGCTTATGAGGGTGTCATCAGTGTTGGTGACTTGCTATTGGCAAGAATGCCAGTGGAGACTGTGAACGAGCGAAATGCTTATTTTAAAAGCAAGGTTGATCAACAAACCGAAGCTTGGGAACAAGATCCTCTGCGAGAACAACATCCTAGTATGCCTATCAATGTTGATAGGCAAAGCAAAGTGACTTTTGGTGGTCCTAAAAAAACCGACTAAGTCACACAAAACAAAGGAGATGAACTATGGCAAATCAAGCTGGATTTTACGGATTTCGTCCCGTTAAAATGCTGGGTGCTGCTTACAATGGTCAAGGCCAAACTGAGTACACTATCGGCAATAACGAGGGATCCGCAATCTTTCAAGGCGATCCTGTTGTCCTAGCGGCTAACGGGAGCATTGATGTCGGTTCTACTGCTGGTGCTGAACTCTTAGGTATTTTTAATGGTTGCTTTTACACAGACCCAACAACTGGTAAACCCACCTTTTCTAATCATTACCCAGGCGGCATTGCAGCAGCCGATATCGTGGCAAATGTCATCGATGACCCAGATGTAGTATTTGAGGTTAAAGTCGATGATGCGAACGGCGGACTTGCACAAGTAGGAAGTAACTGTAACATCGCAACATATAGCGCAGGATCCACCATTGATGGTGTATCAAACTGTGTTATTGATGGCGGTTCTTTCACTACAAATGCGGCAGCCAATTTTAGGGTAGTAGGACTTTCAACTGATATTGAAAACAGTGATTATTCTGCAGCAAATGCAGCAATTCAGGTCAAGATCAACCTACACTCATTAAGAGACACAACAGGCGTATAGGAGGTTAAACTATGGCTATATCTAGAAGTCAACTCGTTAAAGAGTTAGAGCCGGGTTTAAATGCTTTATTTGGCCTGGAGTACGGACGTTATGATGCTGAGCACACCGAAATTTTTGAGACAGAAAACTCTGATCGTGCATTCGAAGAAGAGGTAATGTTATCAGGTTTTGGTAATGCAAGAGTGAAGTCTGAAGGCGGATCAATTATTTATGATAACGCTACAGAAACATTCACAGCTCGTTACACACATGAAACAATTGCACTTGGTTTTGCAATTACTGAAGAAGCTGTTGAAGATAATCTTTATGACAGAATCTCAGCGAGATATACAAGATCACTTGCACGTTCCATGGCGAACACCAAACAAGTTAAAGGTGCAAACGTATTAAACAATGCGTTTGATCCAAACTTTACTGGTGGCGACGGTAAAGAGCTTTGTGCTACTGATCACCCACTTGTAGCAGGAACATTGTCAAATGAATTGGCAACTGCTGCAGACTTAAACGAAACCTCATTAGAGCAGTCTTTAATTGACATTGCTGCGTTTACTGATGAAAGAGGTTTATTGATCTCAACACAAGGAAGAAAGCTTATCATTCCTTCTGAATTGCAATTCGTAGCTGACAGACTTATGGCTTCAGCAAACAGAACTGCAACAGCAGACAATGATATTAATGCTCTTAGAAATATGGGCATGATTCCTGAGGGATACACAGTAAACCACTACTTAGTAGATAGTGATGCATTCTTTATTAAGACTGATATTCCTAATGGATTTAAGTTATTCCAAAGATCCCCAATTAGAACATCTATGGAAGGTGACTTTGACACTGGTAACGTAAGATACAAAGCTAGAGAGAGATACTCATTTGGTTTCTCAGATCCTAGATGTATATTTGGTTCTCCAGGTGCAGCATAAGCATTAGACAATAACTAATTAAACGGGGCGTATGTCTTTGACTGCGCCCCTTTTTTATGTCAAAATATAATTTTATTAACCCTATGACCCTTCGGGGACTATTTACAAAAAGGAGATAGACATGGGAACAACTACATTTTCTGGCCCAATTAAAGCTGGAACAGTAAGAGAGGGTGCAAGTGCAAACGCAGGTTTTACCCTTATGGCACAATCAGCAGTAATTGATATTATCGGTGCTACAAACACAACAACAATTGGTATCGTACCAGCAAATTCACAAATCGTAGATGCTATACTTAATGTAACAACTGTATCAAACGATGGTGGAACTGGCGTAGTACAAATCGGAACATCAGCCGATCCAAATGCTTTTATGTCAGACACAAACGTTAAAGCATTGGGTGTAACACACACTGGAGGTACAACTTCAGCGGCTAATGATGTCGGTACAAGTGATGTAACCTTAACTGCAACTTACACAGCAGGTAATGGTGATGGCACAACAGGTGTTGCTACAGTAACTATACTTTATGTTCAAAACAATAATTTAGCATAGGAGTAAACAATGTTAGGACTTAAATCATCGAAAGTTACCGCAACCGGTAACGTCACAAGTGGTCCTGCTAGACTCATAGCGATTCATGCTATTTGTGCTGGATCCGCTGGAAGTATTGTTTTAAAAGATGCAAGTGGAGGATCAACACTTTTTAATATTGATACTCCTGGATCAGCTACAGCAATAATAGAAACATACCTTGGTGACGAGGGCATGAGATTTTCTACACAAATACATGCAACTCTTACTAATGTAACTTCTCTAACCTGCTTCTTTGCATAATGAGAAAACGGGACAAACAACCCCCAAAGACTAAAAAATATTTCCGCTCCACTAAATCTGGGGCGGGAATGACTAAAGCTGGTGTTGCTAAATATAGACGTGACAACCCTGGCTCAAAATTAAAAACTGCTGTTACAGGTAAAGTTAAGCCTGGTAGTAAATCAGCAAAAAGAAGAAAATCGTTTTGTGCAAGGAGTGCAGGACAAATGAAAAAGTTTCCAAAGGCAGCAAAAGACCCTAACTCAAGATTAAGACAAGCTCGTAGACGCTGGAGGTGTTAGTGAGAGAGGGCATTATATATCTCATCTTAGCACTGCTAAGTATATTTTTTTTCTTCTTATCAGCTCAAAATTCGTGGAGTGCAGCATGGAATGAAAAGCCAGTTATGTGTGCGAGTTATGAAGAGACCTTCAATACTATAAAGGAAAAAGGTGAAAGACTTATGTGGAGTGCCGTGCAATTTACAAAAGTAAAAGGACCCGACAATACTTACAGAGAAAATCCTGAAATGTTAATTTCAGCTTATTACTTAAATCTTAATACTAGAACATATACAATATTAGAGTATCATCCTAAGTATCTTGTTTATTGTGTTACAAGCTGGGGAACCGATGTTTTATTACCACAAGAGATTGACCCAAATACTTATTACAGACCAGATAGAAGTGTTTTCAAATGAAAAAAAATAATTTTTTTGCACTGTGTCTCTTCTTAAGTTTTATACTTATGGGTTTTTCTATTAACCATACTTTTGCTGAGACCAATACTGTGTCTAGCACGGTGGTTAACAATACGCCCCCAACAGCAAATGCACCAGTAATCCCTAATTCAAATTCAGATATATGTAAGGTTGGTATCGGCGGAGCAGTTCAAAATAATGTGTTAGGTATTGCTACAGGTGTTCTTGTAGATGACGAGCTATGTCAGCTGTTAAAGCTCTCAAGAAGCCAATACTCCTACGGGATGAAAGTAAGTGCGGTGGCACTTTTGTGTCAGGACCATCGTGTCTGGGACAGCATGACAGATGCGGGGACCCCGTGCCCTGTAAATGGGCTTATTGGCCAAGAGGCAGCTCAATACTGGATAGATCATCCTCATGAAATTCCCGAAGGTAGTAGATACAAAACGAGTTATGTTCAACAAGTCAAAGTAGAAGAAGAACCACAAGGAGATATGGATGCTCTTAAGAATTTTGGCCTTATGGCTCTGTCTATGTTACTCTTACTCTAAAGCTGACGTATGTCTGCCTAATCATGAGGGCTTATGTGAGCCCGGAGTTACAATTACAGAAGATGTACAGATAGATGTTACTGAAGAAGATTTAGGAACTGAGATAGTAACTACTACAACTACCACAACTACAACAACAACACAAACTGTTACTAACGAAGACTCAGGTAATATTTTAAATAGCTCTAATGGTTATGTAGGCACTCAAGATGATGGAGACATGCGTACGGATTGGGGCGGGCAAGGGCCTGCCTCTATGCCAACTGGCAACACATGTGGAGAGTTAGGTGCAGATAGATGCGCACAGATTACAGGATCAGGCAATAGCACGTCAACGATGGGTGTGCCAGGCATGGGTACAACTTTTATTATCAACAATATTGATATTTCTGATTTAGAAATAGATAGAGGTGGTCAAGTAAAATATACAATCGAAGTCGAAAAACGAGATGCTCAAGATAGAATATACATGCACATCACAGGTCGCAATGGTTCTAATACAGTATTTCAAGGCACAGACATACTTTCTGAATCTGGCATAGCGTCTGGATATCAATCTTACAGCGGATCATTTGATTTTAGTGGGTCTCTTAATAGAATAACTGTAGAAGTTGGTGGACGAGATATAAATCTAGCGATAGGTCCCCTATTTGATGATGTTACAATCAATGTTTTTTATAATGTAATTAACACC